GGTCTAAAACCATTTGAAGTCGAATTTAAAAATCAATACGCTACTGAAATTCGGATTACAGTATTAGATGAAGCAAATAAAAAAGTTATTGTCGTTAATCTTCACGAAGCATATCCTATCTTTTTAGGAGATGTAGCTTTATCCTGGGCAGATAATGATAGTATTATGCGAATCCCTGTTACATTTACATACTATAACTGGAGCCTGGAAGAAATTGACCTTACAGGATTACTTGATGGTGCGTCATCTGGAGGTTTGTCTCTTCTTCAAAAAATATTAAAGGTAGGTTCAGCTATTCAAACGATTAGTACAATTAGAAAGCCAACTGGAGTTGCTGATGTAATTAATGTAATTGGTAATGCCAAAAAAGCTATAGGTGGGTTGTCTGGAATATTCTCATAGGAGTTAAAATGAATAAAAATGTTAAATCATTACCAAAGATTGGATACCCGATCTTTACTTTGAAATTGCCATCGACAGATAAGGAAATAAAGTATAGACCGTTTTTAGTAAAAGAAGAAAAACTTTTACTAATGGCGCAGTCAAGCGAAGATCCTAAAGAGATTATCGGTGCAATCAAACAAGTTATTTCCAATTGTATTTTATCTGAAGACGTAAGCGTAGATGAGCTCTGCACTTTCGATATGGAGTATATCTTTATTAAGATCAGAGCAAAATCAATTAATAACGTTATTGAAGTAACTTACAGAGATTTAGAAGATGATAAACGATACACAGTTGAAATTAATCTTGATGAAATAGAAGTAAAAAAAGAAACTGATCACACTAATAAAATAGAAATAAATGAGCAACTTGGAATGGTAATGAAGTATCCAAAAACTAATGTTGCCAATAATATCGAATCGGTTGATGGTGAGACAGACTTGTTTTTTCAAATCCTTAAAGGCTGTATTGAAAAGATTTACGACAGCGAAACAGTATACGATATAAGTGAATACAGTGCAGATGAATTAGATGATTTTATACAGCAGCTTGATGTTAAGACATTTAAGAAAGTTCAAGATTTTTTTGCAACAATGCCCCGGCTGCATTATGAAGTAAAGTATACGAACAGCCTTGGAAAAGAAAAAAATATTGTACTGAATAATTTAACAGATTTTTTTACGTTGGGCTGAGTCATAACACGCTGCCAAATTATTACGTTTTAAATTTTAGTTTGGCTCAGCACCACAAGTGGTCAATAGATGAAATAGAAAGCATGATTCCTTTTGAGAGAGATATTTATGTTGATTTATTAAAAGACTATCTAGAAAAAGAAAAAGAGAGATTACAGCAACGTGGCTGATATAGTATTAAGAAATCAAGCAATAAGCGACGCAAAAGATGAAATGTTTGCGTCGCTGTCTTTTTATGTTGATCAAATTATTCTCACAAACGAGAATACTAAAAATAATTTAATTGCGTCATCTAAAGCAATTAGCGGAATAGATGGTGAGTTAGTTTCTTTAGACTTGGAAGATCTTGCAGAGGTAGAAAGAAGAAAAGCAGCTGAAAAAAGAATAGAGCGGTTCAAAGAGCGTGAATTTATTATGGAGTCAAAACCAACAGCTGCAATGACAAGCATCGGTGGGCCAGTAATAGACGCTCAAACTCAAAAAAGAGGTGCGATTGATTTTGCAAAGATAGCTGGAATTGTTGGATTGATGTTAATACCTCAAATAAGAGAAACTGTATTAGCTGTTCTAGATGAAATAATTAGAGGGTTTGTTGGTAGTGAAGATACTATAAAGAAATTTAAAGTAGCTATAGGATTAATAACGGGCACTCTCGCTTTATTTTGGAGTAGGGCCAAGATTGCTAATATATTTAACGCACTATATCAAATAGTTAATTTGGCATTAGTAACAGCGTCAGCTGTTGGTCTTATTCAAGATACGGCAGATCAGTTAGAGCTTGAACGAGCTCGCTTAAAAAAAGACAGAGCGGCTTTCGAAAAAGAAAAGGCAAATGCAAAAAAGACTGGCAAAGGAAAAATAGTAGCTGGGGCAGCTGGCGCTGCTGCAGGTAAAGCAGTAGGAGACGTAGCACAAGAATCCTCTAATATTCCTACTACTGAGAAAGAAATAGAAGTAGAATTACCTGACCGCGGTGATAAGAAAAAGGAAAAAGAAAAACAGCCGGAACAAAAGAAAGAAGAGTCTAAATCTAAACTTAAAAAGGCTGCTGGCGCTGCTGGATCAACCGCTAAAAAATTATTAAAAACTGTACCTATTATTGGTGCTGTAGCAGGTGCAGCAGAGGTTGCTTATGATACTGCAGGTGCTATAAGAGAAGCTGAAGAGACTGGAAAGCCGGTAGATGTTCCTGAAATAGTTACAGATCAAATTATTCAAAATGTAACGTTTGGAATTTTTAATTTAGAGAGTGCTAGAGAAAAAATAAGAGAGTTAAAAGGAGATCCAACTGCTAAATCTGCCGTTAGAGCTCAAACACCTAGTGGTGGGCTTGCTCCTGCTCCCACCGTAGCCCCTACACCGTCTGCACCTCCTGAAGCATCAAAAGAATCTCTCCCCTCTCCTGCTACTACAACAGTACCGGTTATTCAAAGTAGCGCGGCACCTATCAGTGTACAGCCTTCACAAGAAGTAGCACCATTGAATGTTCAAATATCCGTAACGGCTCCTCCCCCACAAGCAGTAAGCGAGCCTGTTCTAGTAGTAGAAAAAAAGCCACAAGTTTCAGCATCTCTACCTGAAGCAGAAGCGGTAGCGGCACAAACTGTAAAACAAGCTGTAGATGCTTCGGGTGTAAATGATGTAAAGGTAACTAAGTCAGAAGCTGAAAAATTAAAAGCCCAGCGCGAGGTAGAGTTTACATCCAGAATGTTTGCAATGGAAGTAGAAAAAGGATTAAAAGCAATACCAGAAATAAGAAGTATAGATACTGGTGGTGAGATATTAAAAGCATCTGGAGAAAGAATGCTTCTTAAGGAGGCATTAGATGTAGTAAGCAAGCTTAATATTATAAACATTAATAATACTAAAAACATTTACGCACCTGAAGAAGAACCTATTTGGAATTAAACATGGCAGACCAACAAGAAATAGAACAAATAAAAAATAGCGTAATAAAAGATGTGAGCCCTCTCATCACGGCTGCTGCTGCTCCTCAAATGGAAAGCAGTAAAGTGCTCGTTACGATGTTTGATTCTATGCTTAATAGTGTTAAGCAACTTAATATAGCATCTAAAGTATTATCTGAAAATTTAATAAAATTAGATAAAACGCTTGATACAACAGTTGATAATTTAGCTGATATCAGACAAGTAAGAGACGTTTCTTTTGAGCAGTATAAAGAAAAAGAAACTATTATGGAGCGCAAACCAGTAGCAGAAGCTCGCACTTTTGTTAGAGAAAGAGCTCCATCAGCAGGTGCAGATGAAGATGTCGGTGGCATTTTAAAATCGCTTATTAAAAATCCTTTAATTGGCGCTGCTATTGCTGGCATGATTTATAAAATGCTTCCAAAAGATAGACAAGATCAAATTAAGGCGGTCTTCACTACATTATTTGATGAGATAAGAAAGATGCTTCCTAACTTAGATGAGCTTAATACCGGGCTTAAGGTTGCAGGAGGTGCATTAGCAGCTTATTTTGGAATAAAATTACTTGGAACGGCAGCTGCTGCGTTATCAGGGGTTGTAAGATTAATTGCTGCATTGGTTAAACTACCATTTAGAATGGGTAGAAAGTTTTTTAATATGTCAGCATTTAGTAAGATAGCCGTACTTGCGGGAGGAGTGGGTGCTGCGGTATTTGGTGCTCAAGCTTTAAAGGATGAAAATGTTCAAGCTAAGCTAGAAGATATTAATAAAGCAATAGCAGATTTTTCAGGTGTAAATGTAAAAGAAACAATACAAAAAGGAACTGCAGCTGTTTCAGACGCATATGAGAGAATGACTGCTCCCAGCCCTGCCGGTTCTACTTCTCAACCTTCAATAACGGAAAGAGCACTAGGTGTTGGATCACAGGTGGTTTCTTCTATTGCAGGAGGGGCAAGAACTGTTGCAAGAAACGTTGCGTCGTATAGACAAAAAGATTTAATTTTAAAAGAATTAGATGCTGTAGGTATTACTGATCCTAAAGCACAGGCTAACATATTTGCACAGATTGATAGAGAAAGTGGTTTTAGACCGCGCTCGGAAAATCTCAGCGGATACAGTGCTAAAAGACTATTTGAATTATTTGGGGAAGGTAACAAGCTAGGAAATCGGCCAAGGTTTAAAACCATTAAGGATGCTGAAGCAGTAGTAGCCAAAGGAGAGCAAGCTGTAGGAGAGGTCCTTTATGGTAACAGGGCTGATCTCGGTAATACTTCTCCAGGTGATGGTTACAAGTATAGGGGTCGGGGCTTTATTCAACTTACTGGTAAAGATGCATACCAAAAAGTTGGCAGTATTATCGGTATAGATTTAGTTAATAATCCTGACCTTGCTAATGAACCATCTGTTGCTGCAAAGATTGTTCCAGCGTTCTATCTAGCGTACAAAGGAGTAAAGCCGGAAGATCTAAGAAGTATAGACGTTGTTAATAAAGCAACTGGATCAGCTGATAAGCGTTCTAGAACTCAAAGAATTGAGCTTGCTAAACAATATGAAAAGGAAATAACGGCGCCACAAACACCTTCTCCAGTTCCTCAACAAGGCTCCGCGACAACTGTTGCAGCAACTAGTGAGGTAAAAGGTTACGTGGCTGAGGGATCACCGACAGTAGTTCCTCCCCCAGTAGTTATAGCAGATAATAAAGTAACTCAGTATGTTGGGGTAGTAGAAGCAAGTAAGGATGATAAGTCTAAAGCTTACCAGTCAATGGTTCAAGCCGGTCAAGCCTCCATAGAAGCTGCCTGGAATTCATATGCAAGTATGATTGGTCAATTGTCTATGGGTGTGGACGCAGCTAGGGAAAATAAAGTTGCTGATGGTGGTACTACTATTAACAACATCGATAATGGAGCTAATTTTTCAGCTAAACCTACCCCTAAAGTAAATCAACCAATTCCATCACCATTGGCTGACAGAGGACCGCTCGAACTAAACGTCCGCCACGGTACTCCGTCAGTTCCGGGCTAATTACTCTTCTTCAGCTAACTTCTTAAAAAAGTCGATAGACTCGTCATCATCTTCACTTAATGACGGTGATGCCTTAGGTTGAGCTGACTTAATAGGACGTGCATCCATATTATCATCAATGCTTGTACTATGTGCTTGTGGTTTTGTTTGCCCTTGGGATCCCATGGGACCTCCTAGTCCAAGCACCTTATTAAGCTTCTGTTTCAGTTCATCATACGACTTGAAATTCGACGGATCTAAGAAGGGCTGCAGCTTGTGCTCTGACTTCCATACCTTTTCCATACCTTCGTCATCATCAAGAAGAGGCGCAGGAGAATCAAATTCTGACTTGTCATAATTACGATAGCCTTCTACATTACGAATCTTAAGTTTGAAGTTCGCTCCTTCCCAAAGATCGAAAGGATTCATAGACTTCTCATCCTCAAACTCTGGATTTAAAGCAGCATTAATTTTCTCATAGATCTTTTTACCATACTTGTAGAGAAAAACTTTACCTTCATTTTCTGGATGCGCTTTGTCACTAACAACGTAAATATTAGAAATGTAAGCTAGTCTGCGCTTTTGCTTACGAACGATATCTTTGTTTGCTTCAATACCAGAATCCCAGAGTTGTTTATTATACTCAGATACTGGATCATCTTGCCCGAGAGTGGTTAAAGACTTTTCAATGTACCATCCCCCTGGTCCTTGAAATCCATGATCCCAGATACGAATAAATTCTACATCCTCACCGGATGGTGCAGGAAGAAACCGGATAACAGCATAACCGTTACCAGCCTTATCTACCTCAGGCTTCCAGAAGCGATCATCGTCCGATCCCCCCTGATTGTTGTTACCTTGTAGTTTTTGTACTTCTTGTTGAAGTGCGTCTAAACGCGATTGACGTGACTTGCGTAATGCGGTAAAATCATTTGCCATTGTATGCTCCTTTTAAGCGATGTATGCGATGTATAACGTCTTGTCCACTTTAACATAACGATACAGTATTTATATTAACTGTTTCCATTCCATTTTTCAAGCATTATGTTTTTCATCTTGTGGATGTCGTATTTAAAAAACGGGCTGTATTTAATGCACTTCATATGTAATGAAGGCCAGATTATTGGATCGATTATGTTCTTATTCCAGTGATTAAAATAACCAATAATATCGTTTATTACTAGAAGTGATTCAATGTTAATCTCACCTCTTAGATACTTTTTTAAGAGAGGAGGATGTTGTCCGTCAGGAACTAGGATTTCTTTATTAATGTCATCATCAAGTTTGGAAACATCCTCCTTAAAAAGATAAGTTGCTGATTCCCTTACTTTAAGTAGTTGTCTGTAAAGTTTATCTGATTCTTCATTATTAACGAGGTTACCAACCCACGCATCACCTCGATAAACAAAATTAGCAACTAGATAATCTACAACGTCTTTACGTTTAGATAGTTTATGAAAGAAGTACTTGTCTGCTCTTTTTTCAAACGCTTTATACCCCGCTCTTGTCTTTCCTCCATACTTAAAATAATCGTAGTTCTTAGATGTAAAGTGATTTTTTAATGCGCAGTAAATCTTATATGCTTCAAAAGCGTCCATTCTTAAATAGGTATCCTTGTTGACGAATGTATCGTTCTCTCATAGTAGACGCCTGTCTCATATCATTAGTTCCGTCTACCAGAAGACTAAAATTATTATACTCCATAACACCCAGCCAATACTCAAACGGTTTACAATTAACATGGTGATGACCTGGCTGACCGGGCAGTGCATGGGTCATAGCAACGTACTTACAATGCTTAAACGTCTCTATAAAGTTT